GGACAGCCTCACCGTACTGGTCGCGCCCACCGTCACCCGCCCTGAGCCTCATCACCGGGACCAGGCCGGCGGCGATCACGGGGCCACCGCCGGAGCCAGCAGGTCCACCTCAAACGCGGCGCTACGGCGGCCGCCCAGTTGCTTCAGTTCAGCCGCCCTGAGGAACAAGTCGCCCTCGGGGTTGCTGTAGGCGTATTGGTCGGTGAAAGGTCCTGTCGTGTGCATCTCGCTGGCCAGGAGGCCACGTGGCTCAGGTAGCCCGTCAGCCGCCCCCTGCTCGGCCTGGAGCGCGCGCTTCACGACCGCACAGGCGATGCGCTTCAGCGTCCCCGCAGTGGCGTGCTGCCAGCGAGGCGCGGACGACTTGATGAGGTCCGTCGCATCCTCCAGCAGCACCGCGGCCCGCTTCCGCTCCTGCTCAGACAGGCCACGCCACCGCGCCTCCAGGTCCTCCACCGTGGCGAAGGTGTCAGCCATCAGACTTCACATGGGCGCCCTTACCCCGCCCCTTCTCCGGCGGCGCAGAGGCGCCCGCCTCCCCCTCAGTCTCCTCAGGGTCGGCGGGCACCTCCTCAGGCAGCACCCACCCCGGCCCCAGCCCGTCCGCCGTGACCTCATCGACCACGACGACCACGCCAGTCTCACAGTGAGTAAGCCGGATCATGCTCAGGCCTTGTCCTTGATGAGCGCGAACTTGTCGGCGAACGCGTACCAGCCGTACACGATCTCCAGGCGCAGAGCGATCTGGTTGTGGCGCTTCAGGTCACCCTGGCCGTCCGGGTCACCGAAGCGGATCAGCTCGATAGGCAGCTCACGCTGGACACCCCAGCGGATACCGTCACGGAAGTCGCCGATGATCGCACGGACCTTCGTGTCCGCAGCCTCAGGCAGGCCGGAGACGGTGTTGCCCTGGGCGACCGGGATGCCACGGAAGTCCGTGACGTTCGTGCCGAACCCAAGCTGCGGGTAGCGCTGGTCGCTGGTCGCGCCGGAGCCGTCCTTGCGCTTCAGCTGAGACAGTGCCCAAGAGAACTTCGGGTCGAAGGCAGCGCCCGTCACCTGAACGGCGTCGGCGGCGTTGACCAGGAGGCCAACGGCGGTAGAGAACTCGTCGTCCAGGTCGGCGGTGCCAGCCGGGTCGTGCTCCACCGTCTTCGTGGTCTTCGTGATGTAGTTCTCCCAGCCGGAGATGACGTTCCCGGTGAGCGGGTTGATCCGGTGGTACATGCCCAGGTCAAGGGCACGAGACAGGGACACCTGACCGGCGGCCGCGAGCTGGTTGATGACGTCCAGCTGGTAGTCCTCGCTGGCCCACTGCACCTCCTCGGAGAAGCGCATGGTCACCTGGGCCTTGTGGGGCTTGGCGGTGACAGCGCCGAAGGTTCCCTTGGTGGCTCCCTTCTCGCCACCCTCCTCGACGAACTCGGCCTTCGGGAAGTCATTGAAGGTGATGTAGTCGACCTCTCCGAAGCGCATGGGCTCGCGGGCGGAGAGCTGGGCGATGGTGGAGAGGCTGCGGGCCTTGACGATCATCCCGTCAGCGATCTCGCGGGGCATGAGGACCTTGGAGTCCTGCGTAGTGAACACGGTTGCCATGTTCGTGTTTCCCTTTCGTTACTGGTTGGTGCCGAACAGGCCTCGGACGGCCTGGATTGCGGCGCTGGGGGTGGCCGTTTCGGGGGCCTTGCCGCTGATGCCTGTTCCCCCTGCGACGGGGGCGCTGCCCATCAGTCCTTTGAGGACTTCGGCGTGGGCGGTGATCTCCTCCTCGGTGTCGCCCCTTAGGGCGTCAAGGGGGACACCGGCAGCCTTCGCGGCCGCCTGCTTCCAGCCGTGAACCTGGTCGCGGTGCTCGTATCCGGCGATCCGGTCCTGTGCGTCTTTGAGGGCCTTGGCGTGCGCCTCAGCCTCTTCGGCGCTGGTCTTCTTCAGGGCTGCGAGCTCGTCGACGGCGGCGTGGTTGGCTCGGGCTCGGGCCTCCCACTTGCGGGCTTCGGCTTTCCAGTCGGTGCCCGTGGTGGCGTCGTCGGCGGCGGTCTCGGTGGTTGTGGGCTCGGACATCAGTTCGTCCCCTTTCCGGGAAACGGGCAGCGCCCCGGCCGTCCCGTGCGGGGCGAGCGGAGCGCTGCTAGGTGTTGGTGTTCGGTTGGGTGCCGGGCCGTCCTGTGCAGGCCGGCGCGGCTAGGTCATTCCGCGGGGGTTACCCCGTCGGTGACGGTCTCGGGTGCGAGGCGGCGCATCTCGGCCGCGATGGTGCTGGCGTCGGCGGGGTCTCCGCGCTCGGTAACCTTGGCTCGGGCCGCCTTGTACAGGGCCTCGTAGCGCTTCGGGTGGTAGCCGTCGATCCGCTCGGGCTGCCCCTTCCACAGGGGAGCGATGAGGCACCGGCAGTGATCGTGGTAGCGGTGACCGTCACCGCCGGCCGCTTTCAGGCTCCCGTAGATAAAGCCTCGGCCGGCGAGCATGAGGCACCATGCGCAGCAGCCCCCGGCCGGGGGTACGCGAGCGAAGCGGGGTTTGAGTGGGTCTCGGGCGACATTCTGGCTCACCGTCTCCTTACCTTGGGTGAGGATGAACCGGGTCAAGGTCGCTCGCAGGCGATCTGCCGTCACGGCCGTGTCTCCCCGGAACGCCGGGCCGGCCGCCCACCGCGTCGCTCGCTCGACCTGGATGGTGCTCGCACCGTCGGCCAGCACCCCGGTCATCGGTCCACCCACAGCACCCTCACGCACCGCCTCGAACCACTCGGCCGCCTCAGTGGCAGCCAGGTCCCCATAGCGGGCGGAGAGCACCTGCATCACCTCGGCCAGCGCGTCCCGCGCCATCTCCGGCTGAGACCAATCCAGGCGGGCCATGAACCGGTCAAGGTCATCGACAGCGCGCCTCGCAGCCTCATCCAGGCCGCGGGACAGCCGCTCCAGGTCAGCCCGCGTCGTCACCAGTGGTCACCCCAGTAGGCTCCGCGGGCTCCTGCGGCGTGGCCGGGGCAGGCGTGGACGCCAGCAGACGATCCAGTACAGCCCCGGACTCAGCTCGCCGCTGCTCGGAGCGAACCTCCATGATCTGCTCCTGAGTCAGGCCAGCCAGACGCATCGCCACAGCAGAGTCAGCCAGCGCCGGGAACGCCCCAACGATCTTCACCGCCGTATCCGCCGCCGCCTGCGGGCTGACGTAGCGGGCCGGCGTCCACGTCGGATGCAGATCCCACGATTCAGCCGGCGGCTCCGTCAGACCATCACGCACCATGAGCGCGTTCTGGGCTGTCCTCCGCAACGCTGAAGACACGATCTTCCACTGATGCTCAGCCTCATCCGACAGAGCCGCCTCAGCCGCCTGCATCGCCTCAGCCGACGCCGGGTTATCCGCGAAGATACCCACCTGCGACTGCGGCAGATTCGTCGCCGCACAGAAGTTCTGAGCCAACTGCCGATACATCGCCAGGTGAGGCTCCATGCTCATCTGCGGGAACTGGCCGACGTCAGGCTTATCGCCCTCGTCGTTCAGGTCCAGGACCGTGATCCGGCCACTGATAGCCGTCCACCGGGACTGGCCCTCAAACGCCGACTCGGACGCCCCAAGGACATACCGCTGCGGGGAAGAGAAGAACTCCGCCCCCGTCTCGGCGCGCACCAGCGTCCGCAGGGCCGCATCCGTCAGGTAGCGGACCTCCCGAGTGATCCGGGAATGCCCGAACGGCCGGCCGATCTGCGGGTCATAGGCGATCTTCTCCACCAGAACCCGGCCCGTCCGATTCGGCAGGCGCTCCGCCGACCAACGCCCATCCGAACGGCGCATCACGACAATCGCGTCACGCGTCCACATCACCAACTCCGACGGCGACTCCAGCCCCTCCGGCGCATCCTTCGACATCTCCGTGACCGCGATAGCGGCACTGATCTGCCGGCGACGCATGTCCCACAACGCCGACGCCCACTTAGCGTCGCGCGCCTGGATCACCACCGGCGGGTCCCCAGCATCCACGCCAGGCTCCACCGTCAGGAACGCCACCCCATGCCGGTACGCGGCGTTGAACACCTGCGGCAACTCGACGTCGAAGTCGTTGCGAGCAAGGACCTCGCCGAGCTCGAACGGGTCCGGTGAACCATCCAGGGAGAACCCCTCCCAGACGTGCTTCCGGGCGAGCGCCTGCACCGCCTTGGCCGGCCAGCCGAGCGCGGCGTGAGTGTTCTGCATCTGCGGTGGGATCGAGATACCCAGGTCCTTGAACGCCTTGTGACCGTCGTAGTAGACATCCAGGAGGGCGTTCTTGTCGAACTTGGCGGCCCACCGCTTGTAGAGCCGGTTGAGCGTGACCTGCTCGTCGTCGGTGAGCCCGGCGACACTGGTTGGTGCCTGGATCATAGGATTCTGGCTCCTCTCGGTCGCCCGCCGTCGTCGAGTTCTCGCGGCCGTCTCTTGGTTGTCTTCGTGGCCCAGTGGGCCAGTGTCAGTGCGTCCATGCCGGCCGACGTCATCCCCTCCGGGGCGGTCCAGCCGAACCCGCCGCCCGCGCCGATCTTCCGGCGGGAGATGACGGCAGCCTCAGCCTCTAGCTCGGCGTCGTCCGGGTGCGACAGGGACCGGTCCCGGATCGCTGCATCCATCATCGCGTGGGCGGCGATGACCTGATCCGTCGTCGGCGTCCAAATGACCTTCGGGCTGAACCCTGCGGCACGGAGCCGGTCAACCAGGTCCCCCGCGCCACTCTTGCCGTCGACGACGATCTGCGCCCACCGATCCCGATGCTCCAGCAGGTAGTCCAGGATCCAGGCCACGCCCTCACCCATGTTCCGCACCCCCTGAGAGGTGCACAACTGGCCGTAGACAGCCTCGGACTTCCGCTCAGGCTTGCGGCCGGCGCGGGCTAGGGCGACCGTGGAGCCGTCCACAGAGAAGCGGACGGCCGCGCACCAGCGCAGCCCGC